TTCACCCACTTGGAGCAAATAAAAGTCAGGCAAAGGCATGGATCTTAGACAACTTTGGTAAAGATTCAATCATTCATTTCTATGGTGATAAGATGTCACCCGGTGGAAATGACTATGACCTCGCTAAGGTATTACAACAACCACATAAGACCTATCCAGTTACAGATTGGAAGGATACAATGAAACACTTAAAACAACAATAATGTTAGATCGCTTAAAATCATTTATCGAAGAGTCAAACTCTACAAATTCAAATACAGATAAGCTTACTGTATTGAAGAATTATTCTACAGACACTGAAGTTTGTAAAGCATTAGAATACACATACTCAATTTATAAGCAGTATTATGTAACTTCTGCTAACTGTAAAAAGAAGAGTGATTTAATTGCTTCTACATCAAATTATTCTAATCTATTTGATTTATTAGATGCTCTAAGTCTTCGTGAAATTACAGGCCATGATGCAATCTCAGCAGTTAATCGATTTGTAAAGAATAATGAAGAATACGCAGATGTCATTTGGTCTGTGATCGATCGTAATCTTAAGACACGTTCAACGATCACAATGATTAATAAAGTTATTCCTGGTTTAATTCCAACGTTTGACGTTGCTCTTGCAGAGGCGTATAACGAAAAAACTGCTAAGAAAATTAATTTCGATGATGGTTGGTATGTTAGTCGTAAACTAGACGGTGTTCGATGCATTTGTATGATCGACGGTAATAGTAACGCTAGATTCTTTTCTCGAGCAGGTAATGAATTTACAACTCTTGGTAAAATTGCAGAAGTGATTAAAAAATCAGGTGTAAAGAACATTGTCTTAGATGGTGAAATTTGTATTCTTGATGGTAAAGGCGATGAAGATTTTCAAGGTGTCATTAAGGAGATTAAGCGCAAGAATCACACTATTGATTTTCCAAGGTTAATTGCGTTTGATATCTTGACAGTTGAAAATTTCACAGAAGGAACTTCTCGAAATCTATTAAGCCAACGATACTTAGCACTTGATGCTTTAATTGATTTAAATCAAGATTCGTTCGGTAACTATATTTCAATGATTTTTCCACAGCGAGTTGAAGATCTTGAGGATCTTGAAGAGCATATTCAAAATGCTGCTAAATACAAGTGGGAAGGATTAATGCTACGTAAAGATACTAAATATGTAGGTAAAAGATCAGTTGATCTCTTAAAGATCAAATCATTTAAGGACGCAGAATACACGGTGATTGGTGTTGAAAACTCAATCAATCGAGTAATCGTTGAAGGAAAGGAAGTTGAAGAAGAAATGTTGAAAAATATTGTCATTGAACACAAAGGTTGTAAAGTTCAAGTGGGCAGTGGATTTAGTCAAGATCAACGTAGACTTTACTTTAAACACCCTGAACAAATCATTGGTAAAACTGTCACAGTTCAATACTTTGAGGAAACAGAAAACCAGGATGGAGGTTATTCTTTGAGGTTTCCAGTTATTAAAGCAATTTACGAAACAAACAGAGATTTCTAAGTATAACTTTAAATCAATAACTATATGAATATTATCTTGGGTGACGGGCTTCTTGGAAGTTCAGTAATTGGATTAAGTGGATGGAATTACATTTCTAGAAGTAGAGACGGGTTCGACATAAATAAAATGACTGGACTAGAACAGATGCTTCCAAGAGGAGTTAAAACCATTGTTAATCTTATTGCTAATACAAATACGTATAGTAACGATATTGATGCAATGTTTGAAACTAATTATCGTGCTGTTGTAAATCTTGTTGATTTTTGTAATAGAAAGAACATCAAGCTTGTTCACTTTTCAACAGATTACGTTTACGAAAAATCAAAACCAAACGCAAAAGAAACGGATAAGGCGATTCCAACAACTCCATATGCAATGTCTAAGTTGCTTGCAGATGAGTATATCATGAAACACTGTAAAAAGTATTTGATTCTCAGAGGAGCACAGAAGGTAGATCCTTTTCCTTATGACACTGCATTTACAAATTTAATGGGTAACTTTGATTATCCTGATACTATTGCAGAAATAGTTATTGAAATGATACTTAATAATGCAATGGGCTTATATAACATTGGTACGTCAACTAAATCCATGTTTGAATTAGCTCAAAAGACGAACCCGGCGGTTAAAGAAGCGATAGCGCCTGATCATTTTCCAACAGATGTGACAATGGATTTAACCAAAATGAACCTATTTTTAAACGATGGCGAAAAAGACTAGAATTGAAATATGTAATAGTTGTTTAGACGATTTTCCGTATAAAGAATTATATATTGTTAATCGAGTAATGCACAGGGCAGTTGGAGAATCTAGTGGATTCTATAGAACAACATATTGTGAAGAATGCATTAAAGACACTAGTACATATCATTCTATTTTCACCGAACCAAAGAGTAAAAAATGATTAATCCAGAAATTTACGTAGCATCAGGAGCTCTCTCGGCTGCTTATTTGAACGCTGCTAATTACCCAAACATCGTATTCGATAAGTTCTTAGACCCAACGGTTTTAATGGCCGTTTCTAAAGAGGCAAAGTACTTAACTGAAAATATTGAAACGGAAGAGTGGAGATTTGGTACACCAGATTACCACCTTGATCAGGTGTCAAAACGAGGAATTAGAGATCTTCATCTAATGACACCTGTAATGGAATTGGTTTGTGCTTATATGAATAGCGATGAATTCGTTGGAGTAATGAGGAACTTAACAGGCATTCCAGATCTTGTATCTGATTGGTCGTATGAGGGTGGTGGATTTCATGTAACATATCCAGGAGGAAAGTTAGGAATACACCATGATTTTAACTATAAAGACGACGTGGCTCCTCAACGAATGTATCGTAAGGTAAATCTGCTGATTTATCTTAATGAAGAGTGGGAAAAAGAATGGGGAGGTTCACTAGAACTATGGACAAATAAACTTGATGGTGCATTTAAAACCGTAGATTTATTACATAATCGCGCTGTTGTATTTAACATAGAGGATGCGCCACATGGCCATCCAGATCCACTAAGTTGTCCAATCGGTGAAAGCCGTAGAAGTTTAGCGTTCTATTATTACAGCGCAACACCTCCTAATAATCAATTATATGATCGAGCGTATTGGTTACACGACGATAAATTAGTCTAAAAAAATTTAAAATATTTTTGAAACTAATTAAAACAACCAAGTATAAATATCAAATTTAAAATTAATAACAACATGATTCAAGATTTAATCACTCAATTAAATGAAGTTCTAACTGAAGTACAATCTGACGTAGAGAAGTTCGATACAAAAGGTAATAAGGCTGCTGGAACTCGTATCCGTAAAGCAATGCAAACTATTAAAGCTCTAGCACAAGACGTGCGAACAGGAGTATCTGAGGCTAACAAAGCTTAAAGTAAAAGGATATATACCTTGTCTTCCAATTAAGACGTTAAAGAAATTGGGATGGGGATGTAACTCAGTTGGCTAGAGTGTCTGCCTTGCACGCAGGAAGTCGCGAGTTCGAGTCTCGCCTTCTCCACTAGAGGATCAGATTAATTTCTGGTCCTTTTCTTTCTTAAGATCCTCTGATTTCAAAGATATAGTTTGTTTGTAGTTAATCGAATTGTATTTGTTCAGAGGATCTTTTTTGTTAGATATATAGTATAACTACAAACAATAACTATATAATATGTACATTTACAAAATCACAAACCAGCTTAATGGTAAGGCATATGTTGGCCTTAAAACTTTAACAGTTGAAGAAAGCACAGATTATTATGGATCTGGTAAGCTAATTCAACTTGCTATTGAAAAATATGGCAAAGAAAACTTCACCAAAGAAATCTTAGAAAGAGGCGTTGATAGCTTTGATGAGCTATGTTCTCTTGAAAGGCATTACATTGTATTACATGATACTAAAATTAATGGTTATAATATGACTGATGGTGGATTAGGAATGTATGGCTATACTCCGACTGAAGAACATCGAAAGAACATGAGCGACTCAATATCTGGAGAAAAACATCCACAATATGGTACTAAATTATCTGATCAAAGAAGAAAGGAGCTTAGTGAAATTGCTAAAAAGAGAAAAGGAAGGCCAGTTTCTGAAGAAACCAGAAAAAAGATTGCCGAATCTATGAAGGGCAAGAGAAACGCTGCTAAAAATAGGCTTAATTTTTAGATTAAAATAATTCATTTCCATACTTTTCATAGTCCTAGATAAATTTTTGTAAAAAAGTTTGTCTAGGATTTTTTTATGTCAGAATTTTTGCTTATATTTATAGAGTATTAATAATTAAAACAAAACAAAATGAAAAATTACTTATTTATTATCGCTGCTCTAATTTCCTTTAATTCATTTGGACAGGTGTGGAATCAAATTTATATTTCTACCGTTGAACGTAACTTAGAACTTTTAGTTGGAGAAAAAGTATATCCAGCCGACCTATCAGAAGGCTCACAACAATATGGATATCTAGATTTCTATACTTCACTTGATAAAAAAAGACATGTTAATGCTAAAAAAACAGAATATAAATCTCCTTATTCTCCTTTAAACAGAACTGAATTTATAGTTAATTCTATAATTGAGACATATCCTAAATATATGTTAGAATTAAAAAATGTCGCGACAGGTGAACTTATTTATTTTGAACATTCGACACTTGGATCTAGCTCTGAACTAGCTCTTTTTGAAGTGCCGTCTGGTTTATATGCTTCTCAAATATCAGTTGATAAGGATAGACTTGAAGATAAGATAACTTATCGAACTCCATATGATGAATATGTAAGTTTTGTAAAGGTAGTCCGAGGTGAAGAATCTATAATCTATCTAAGTCTTTCAACATATGGCAGTACACTAAATGTTTTAGAAAAAGGAGCTACAATTCTATTCACAGACGGTACTAAATTAGAATTCCCAGACATTGAAATACGCACTAAAGCGCATACCAGAACAAATCTATCAGGATATGATTATAGTATTTTTACAAGATTGACCGAAGAAGAAATAGAAATGTTTAGTACTAAAACAGTAGAATATTTTAAATTATATGTATATGATAGAGAAATTAATAAAAATGAAGGCATAAAGTATAATGCGTATATGAATATTCTTAGGTAATTATACTAGTTTCAAAAGAAACTTTATTAAAGACCGTCTAGTTGGCGGTCTTTTTTTGATATATAAGAATAAACCACCGAACTATAATGGCACAATTAAAAATTAAACAAATTGCAGATTTAACTCAAACGTTAGATGCAATAACAGGCGTTGTAACAGTTGTTGAAACTTATTCTACGCAGGTTTCTACAGGAGATACTGGAATTTTATTACAATTTGAAGCAAGAGAACGTGAAGCTGTTCAAGTTCACATCAATGGTTTAAAAACCACCTCTGTTTCTTGGAAAAAAGACGGAGCTACTGTTACAGAAACTTCTTTAGATGCGGGTTCAGAACTGGTATTTGATTCAATTGAAGCTGGTTTCGAATTACAATCAGACGATATCGTTAAGATTACTTATGAATACTTAGCGGGCGGTGCAGTAACATATACTTCATCAGGTGTTCAAACAGGACCACAAGGTGCGCAAGGTTTCCAAGGAGCGGCTGGTTCTGGCATTTCAGGAGATACTTTGAACATTAGTAATATCAACGTAACTAGTGTTGAATTGAATGGAGTTGAAGTATTAGGAATTGATCAACTTGGTCAAACATTTGTGGATGTAGATGAAATGTACGTAGGTGCTAATTCTATTTATGTTAATGGTAAAAAAGTAATTGAAGATTCTTCAGATACTATAAATATTACAACAGATGAAGGTCAAAATCTTACTGTTAAAACTTTAGGAGCAGGTATTTTACAGTTCTCAGCTGGAGAAGGCGGTATTAATATCACATCAGACGGTGGAGTTACATTAAATACTGATATAATTGTTAGCTCTAATAAAACTATTTCTGGGTCAAATGCAATTGAAGGTCTTCAATTAGGTAAAACTAAAATGAGAGGAGATCTTTTCCTACCTGATCAAACTAAATTATATTTCCATGATAGTGATTCACCTATCCAAACGTTTATCGCAGCAGATACAAATGCTCCTGAGAATCTAGAAATTCACGCCGATAATGATATTAACTTAAG